TTCTAATTGTGTTTGTGCGCCTGAACCATAACGACCTGCACCTGCTGCTTGACTACGAGTGCCACTAATAGCTTGGTTATATGCTTGTGTAGCTGCTTGTTGTCCTGGTCTTAATGCTGCTTCTAAATAAGGATTAGCACCTAAGTATTGACCGCCTACAGCACCTTGTTGTTGAGCTAATGCTTGGTTAATAAGAGGGCTACCTGCTCTTGCTTGTTGTTCTGCCATAGTAAGTGCAGACTCTGTTTGTGCAGATGGACTTACGTATGTTTGACCACCATAGTATTCAGGTGTATATGTTTCATATAATCTTTGAGCTTCTGATAAACCTCTTTCAACATAAGGTCTCATGCTTGGGTCAATACCAGATGTAGTAGTTTGTTGTTGCGGTTTTGAAGAACCACCCCATAACATAAACCCATTATGAGTCATAAACCCTGTAATAAGCCAATACATTTTATCTTTTAATGAATTGTTATGTCCTAAATCGTAACCAAATAATTTCATGTTGCTTTCCTTAAAGTGTGAATTCCCATGTTGAAGGTTTAAAACCCATTGTGATAGCTTTTTTATCCCAACCACGTCTATGAGATGTAAAAGTAATTCTTGTTTTATTGCCTTGTTTTGCTATTGCTTGTATTTCTTGAAATGCTTGTGTTAATAATAGCTCGTCATTAAGTGATGACCATGCTGCCCATACATGAATTGTATTGCCCATAGGCTGTAGTACGACAAAGCCATAAGGTTTGTTATCTGTGATAGCTAGAAATACCATAGAACGTTGTTCGTAACAATCGCAGTAAACATCCTCTGCTAACCACTCAGGATGACCTTTGCTTCTGACTATTTCAAGACCATGTTTAATAAACTGCCAATGAGTCCTAAGTTGGTCTTTAGGTATGTAGTGTAAAATCATCCTACTATTATATAACGATATACCTTATTCGTGCCTGTGTTTGCAGGGTGACTGATAGTTGCTTGTCCATTAATTTGTGAGCTAATGTAAGGCTCTGTAAATAAGTTAGTCGTAAATGAATTGGCACTTAAATACTGAATAGTTACAATAACACTTGGTGTTGCAGGTCTAGTAGGTGTTGTTTGTGCTGCTAAATGTTCTACTGTTACTAATGTAGAGCTTGTAGCCCATGCTAAACTTACATAATCATCTTTAGCAAGTTCTACATTAAAGTTTAATGCTGCAATAAGATGACCATAAATACTTGCACTTTTACGAGCTGGAACAGTAAATTTACTGTTAGAACCTGCAACATCTGAACCATTCTTTCTAAACCATATATCTAAGTCATGTTGAGCATTATCAGTATTAACAAATTGAATACTAAACTGCACATTATAAAGACCAGAATAGTCTACTTTTACTTTGTATCCATCTACTAAACTTGTGCCTAAAGAATAGTCTGTAGCATTAAGTGTAATATTTGCTGTAGCTGTTGTAGTGGCTATACTTTGGTCAGTCGTATCTTGAAATGCACCGTATGGGAAGTATGTACTAGCTGCTGTTTGTGTTTTAGGTTCTAGCCCAATATAAGAGTTATAACCTATACGTTCATCATAGATAGTTGTAGATGAAGCGCCACCTGCTACTAAAGTAATATCACCTGTATTGTTAGACTTACCTTCTACAAGGTTGTTCACAATTTCAGCTACACTTCTAGCATCACCACCTGTCCAAGGTAGTTTACGGTACATATCACTACGTGCCATTATCTAGTTCCTTGTTCAGAGTATTCTATATCCATGCCAATTGCAGATGACCAGTTAGCACCTGTAGGTGTTAAAGCTATTCTATGATAACGACCTGCACTTCTTACAGAGCATCTATCTTCTTGACTTGCTGTAACTGCTGTACCGTATGTGATAGTATCATCTAACATACGTCTAGAAGCCACAGAAACGCTTGCAGAGCCATTGTCTACAGAAGGTCTAATAAGGGTAAGCACAGAGTTATAACCGTATTCTAGGTCGTTAGTAATAATAGAGCCTGTAGCGTTAGTTCCTGTGAATGTAATAATTCTAGTATCACGAACACCACCGAATAAGAACTTACCACCTTTATATAGTCTATCGTCTAGTGTTGTTACAAGTGTATCTTCTGTTTTAAGTCCTGCTGCTGATGCTGCCATATCTATCGCAACACCTGTACCTGAACCTGCACCTGTAGCTGTAAATAATACACCTACTGTATTAGCTACTGCACCAATAGCTGTAAATGATGTTGAGCCTACTGTTCTAATTGTATAAGACTTACCTACAACAAAAGAACCTGCATTAATATTGTATGCAGCATCAAGACCATCTAATGTTGCACCTGGAGTAGCTAATGTAGATAAATAGTCTACATCTGTATCTGCTTCACACCATTTTTGTGTTTCAAAGTTATAGATAAGTAGTGAACGACCACCAGATACGTTAGAATAATTCCAAATAACTAAGTTACGTTCAGGGTCTACTGCTGCTGATATAGAATCAATATCACCAATGTTAGCGTTATTAAAAAAGTATCTATCTATCTTTTCAGAACCAATACCTGTTAGTGTTTGACCGTTAGTAGCATAGAAACCATCATCTGATAAGAAGTAAGCTGTGCCTGAATATTGTGCAATAGAATTACCTTCTATACAACCTACGTTACGAGAGATAGTGTCAAATTGGAATATAAGCGGTGTGCCTATATATGACATTCTGACAATGGCTTTTTCTAAGAATACGATACCAAACTCACCCCCAACGACCCCTGTGACGTCACCCCCATCGGGCAACAATTGGAAATCACTTTGAGAAGTCGCTGTTGCAGTCCAAGTGCTTGCGTCATTGATACCTGACCATTGCACTTTATTAGGGTTAGTACCTGCACCAATATTAGCTGCGACTACAAAGTCACGAACTACTGTAATGTATTTAGCAATAGGTGCTTCTGAGCTTGCATCTGCAAAAGCTGTAGAACTGTTTACGTCAAATGCTTGTATCTTTTCAGAGCCATTAGATGCAATTGCAAGACTACCAAACTGTAAGAATTGCCATCTATTTGTACCTGTATAACCACCTGATTTAGACTCATCTACTAGAGATAAGTCACCATTATCTACTTTAAATAGTTTAGTAGCACCACCAGCAAAAATAAATACGTCATTGTCTAGTTTAGCAGCAAAGCAATTATTTAAGTCTTCTGAAGCTGCACCTGAAAATGTTACTGCTGACTTAAACGGACCATAACCTACAGCTAAAGGAATAACATTATTAGCTTCTGATACAGAGTCTAATATGCTAGGTTGGTCAGGTAACCAATCTTTAAAAGCTATGCGTTGTACTGGCATATTAAGCCTTCATAATATAGCAAAGGGCATAGTAAGGAGGTAAATTAGCATTAGTGCCACTAGAGCCTGTTGTAGAGTTTGCTACTGTAATACCTGTTGTAGCTGTGCCTGTAACTGAACCACCATTACCTGATGGATTAGTTCTAGAACCACCACCACCCATATCGGTAAGAATACTAGTTCCTGTTACACCTGTAGTATGAGTATGTCCAGCGTCTGTTACTGTTGCAGTATGAGTATGAGATACTACAATAGCATCTGCACTACCACCTGTTGCACCTACAGCATAAGTAGATGTAGCACCAACTACAAAACGGTTACGTAAATCTGGTGTAGAGCTTGAACCATCACATAATAACCAACCTGTAGGAATAGTGGCTGAAGAACCTGACCATAGCATTATCATACCAGCTACAAACGCATTACCCCATGTAGGAGTATTACTTCCACCTGCCGATAACAATACTTGACCAGAAGCACCTGCAGTTCCGTCTAGTCTAAATGCACCTGTAATGTCAACTGTGCCTGAAGATACTAATGTACCTGCTACTGTAAATGGGTCACCACTAGAACCTGTTTGTTGGTCTTTTAATAATGCCATTAAGCTACGAACAGCGTTGTTTAAATTAGCTGGTGAACAACCTTCAGCAATATTGATATTTGTTATATCTGTATTATCTGCTGCGGTTGCACTAAACTCTGAAATTTTCGTCTTTGCCATCTTTTATCCTTGTTGTAACCAAATGTCTGTACTTGGAGAAATATCAGTCCAAGTTTCTGTTCCTGCTGTAATTGTTGTCCATGTTTCTATGCCTGGAGTAGTTGGTGTCCAACCAGAACTTAAACCCACTAAAGAACTAAAAGGAGCTTCTGAAAAAGCATACATTCCAAACATTTATTACTCCTTAAATATTTCTACCCAATTTAATGTTTCTTCATTCCAAGTATATCTTTTATCATCTGTAGGCATATCTACAGGTGCTTTCCATTGGCAAGTTGTTTCATCTAATAACCATGAGTTATATGGTTTAGGTGCAATAAAAGCATCACGACCTTCGTCATAAGTGTAACCAATACCAGCGTAATTCTTACGGATATTGCCATTATAAGATGTTTGCTTCCATGTTCCACCTAAAAGGTTAGAGCAAAAGTCTATACCTATTTGTTCAATTTCAACACCTTCTTCATTAGATGTATCTTTATTATCTACTACTATAACTCTTGTTACTATATTATTTTCTGTTTGTGCAAAATGTGCCATATTATTTCCTATTAAACTGGTGTTAAACTACCAGAACTTGTAAATGTATGTATTTGTTTGCCACCAGAAGTTGTGACTGTACCACCTGTGAATAAAGCTGTAGCAGATGCGTAAGATATGATGACTACGCCTGAACCACCTGAGCCTGATACAGGAGAACCTGTGTTTGTTGATGCTCCACCGCCACCACCAAGATTGGCTGTTCCTGAAGTTGCTGTTCCTGAGTTAGTTCCTGCTCCACCACCACCTGAGCCACCAGCACCAAAAGTTGCACCTTGAAAAGAACCTCCAGCACCACCACCACCTGCGTAAGTAACACTTGAACCTGATATGGATGATGCAACACCATTACCGCCAGCACCTGATTGTGAACCAGCTCCATCAGCACCTACAGCACTTGCACCACCGCCACCGCCTGAAGGAAATGGGCTTGATGTATTGCCATTTGTCCCACCAGCGAAACCTTGACCAGATGTGCCTGTTCCACCAGAACTTATACTACTAGCACCATTACCGCCGCCACCTGAACCACCACTAATGCCATTACCAGCACCGCCGCCAATAGATGTAATAGTAGTTAAACCTGTACCAGAAATAACTGAATTAGAACCATTACCACCATTTTGATTTGCACCTGATGCTGTAGTTCCACCTGCTCCAACAGTAATAGTATAAGTAGTTGATGTAGATAAAAATATTGCACTTTCAGCAGAAGCTCCGCCACCAGATGTTCCTGCAGACGTTCTGAAACCACCAGCACCGCCACCGCCTGAATTACCACCTCCAGCACCTCCAGCTACTACTAAAAAGTCAGCAAAAAGACCAGGTTTAAAAGATAATGCTCCAAATCCTCTTGCTGAAGCAACTGCTAATCTTGATAATAATGGCATTAGTAAATCCTATTTGAATTGTGTTTGAGCAGCAAATACTGTAAATGTTGCTGAACCTGTTTTAACAATTGTGTATGAGTAAGCATCTATAGATGAAACATTACCAACAGTCCATGCTGTGCCACCTTGATATTTAGGAGTAACAGATGAACCATCAATTTGAACCGCATTATTATAATATGCAGTTGCACCTTGTGTGACTAAAAATACAACTGTAAGAGCTTGTCCTGTAGACATTAAAGTATTTAGAGATGTACCACTAGAACCTCTAAAGTTTACTGTCCAGTTAGCTGAAGCATTAGATGTATAGTATAAAACTGACTGTGTAGTAACATCATAATTAATTGTTCCTGTAGCTGCTGTAGCTGATACTGTAACTACTTCAGCAGCATCTTGAAATACTGCTGCCAATGTAGAAGTTGAGCCTGTAAATGTTTGTGTAGCTGTGAATGAAGTTGCAGTTGCTGGAGCTACATAGTCTGTCCCTGCAGTAGCGGCTGTAATTGCTGAAGTGCCATTACCTTTAATAACGCCTGTAAGAGTAGTTGCTCCGGTACCACCATTTGCAACTGGAAGTGTTCCTGTTACTTGTGTTGATAATCCAATATTAGAAATAGTATTGGAAGCTCCACTAATTGTTTTATTTGTTAATGCTTGACTATCTGTAGTGCCTACAATAGTGCCACTAGGTGCTGTTAAAGAAGTTGTCCATGCAGAACCTGTTGATACTGCAATACCAGCTCCAGGATAAACCATAGAACCACCACCACCAGCAGACCATATTGGAACACCGCTAGATAATGTTAATACATATCCATTAGTACCTGCTGTTAATTTAGATAATGTATTAGTAGATGAAGCGTAAATTAAATCTCCTGTAGCGTATGTAGATAATCCTGTGCCACCATTTGATGTAGGAAGTATGCCTGATGCTATTATGCTTCCAGAATTGTTATCATAAATAGATTTATCAGCAGGATATGTTATAAATATGTCCTTAGTACCTGCACTAAAGTTTACTAAACTACCGCCATTGCTAGACTCTAATACAGTATCACGAGATAAAGTATTTCCAGATGAAGTATATGTGCCTAAACCTACTTCCCATTCTGTTCCACCGGCAATAGTATAATAGGTAGTATTACCGTTACCAATAGCAGAGAATGATTGAAAGCCAGATGATGCACCGGCAAGCGTAATAGTTCCTGTGCCTGTAGTAGTAGTGGTTTCTTTAACCCTATCTTTTAACACTAAAGCCATTTGTTATCCTTATCTCGGTGTTACGCTTAATGTTGTATATGCGTATGTTTGACCTAAGTCACTTGTTTTAATATTAGCAATGGCTCTATCGTATAATGCTGACCATGTTGCTACTCTTGGGTCATTCATAAGATACGGTTCTGCTTCTGCTAATGTTGCATAAAGTAAAGCGTCTGGGTAGTATGCTAAGAACAAGTTACTAGATGTTGTGCTAGAAATAAATGTTGGTTGAGCATAATATAGAATTTGAATTGTGTAATCAGAGTTTTGACTAGGTGCAAATTGAAACTCTGTACCTAACATTGTAAAGTAATGTGAACGACCTGATAATGATGTTTGACCATTACGGAAGAACAAGTCAGGTGACTGATACTCTAAAATAATAGGTGGGTTACCTTCAAAGTGCATTTCTCTTAACTCTAAGAAGTCAGTAGGAAACGCTACCTTGTTATCAGAAGGCGTAGTTGTTGCTACTTTTAACATTGCTTCTGTTCGTAAGTCACGACTCATTCTTAATTGTGCCATCTGAACAAAGTCAGGAATAACACTTGTTAAATCTGTTCGTGCTAAGTAGCTTTCTACTGTAGAAACAAAGCTAGTATAGTTAGTAAATGCCATCTAATTGTCCTTTTAGTCTATCCCAGCACTTGTCCATCTCATCTTTATGCCATTCACTAGCAGCTAATGAGCTTAACCATGCTGTTCTGTCAAAATATGTTAAGTTTTCTATGTCTTTAATGTTATTGGATACAGGGTTTGCAGGGCTATAAGGTGAACCTATAACAGGCACACCACGAATAAGTGCTTCTACATCTGCGACACTACCAAAACTCACAATGACATGAGCTTTTTCTAATGTTTGTTTAAAGTCACCTTCGCCTTTACGCTTAATGACAATCTTTCTCTCTGTATGTTTTCTAATCTCTTCTATTGTTCTGTCTAACCAATTAGAAGTTTGGTAAATATATGATATCTTCTCTGCCGGTGGTAACACAACTACGTTTTCACCACTACGATACTCGTGAACTTTAGGTGTTTCTCTATCTGATACACGCCAATCTGTGCAATGGTAGTTATTTACACAGAATCTAGCCCATTCTAAATCAGATGACCTGTGAAAGTAACCATGGTCTATCAGAATATAGGGTATTTTTTGTTTTCTACAGGCTATTTGTATCTTATCTGCACCATGTAAATTACCTACTACGACTGGAATAGACTTACCATCCCATTCTCTTGTTAAAATGCCCTTACAATGCTTTTGCAAGCGTTTTAAGACCTTATCTCTGCGTTCTATGCCACTCAGTATTAACTGCATCTAAAACCTGTTCTACGGTGATTGCTTTGCTTTTTAGAAGGCAATGTTGACATACGCTATCATAAGTCCCACATGGCTCTGAACCGTCATGTATATTTCTATGGGTGTCATATCCTAAGTGCTTTGGTGAAGTAAAACCTGTCCATATCACTACGGAAGGTATGCCTAATGCTGCTGCTGCATGATGTAAACCACCATCT